ACGCGGTGCTGGATGGAATCCGTACCGTATGTACGCTATTGCAGCGGGCAGATCTGCTGTTCAGTAAGGACTGCACCCGTACCATTGCAGAATTTTACGCCTACCGTTGGTATGACAAAGCGGCTCAGGCGGGCCGGGACGAACCGGTCAAACAGGACGACCACGCTATGGACGCTATGCGTTACTTTGTAAGCACGGCGCTGGGGCGGATCGTAACAAGGAGGACATAAGATGATACTTTACATGAACCGGCGGGATGTGCCGAACCTGGACCGGGGCGAGCTGCCCTCTGCGGTGATCGATTATGTGATCGGTCGAGCGAACGAATATGAAAGACGGTGCCGGACCCTATATGGACGGTATATCGGCGTTCCGCAGCTTCACCGTGGAGATAAAGAGGACGATGTGCGGGCCGAGGCCAACTACGCCAAGTATATTGTGGACATTATTCGCGGTTACTTCCTAAGCGAGCCGGTCAAGTACGATTGCAACGACCGGGACAAGAAAGACAGCCAGGCGCAGCTTTCCCTGGTGTCTACGGTTGAGGCCAAGCTGGACCGGCAAAACGGCAACCTTGTCCGTCACAACGCTGTGGATGAGGACAAAGACGGCCTTTGCGATCTGTGTGGAAAGAAGATTGACATTTCTGCCGTCATGGCGGCCTATCACAGTCAGAATATTGCTACCGTGGATCAACGAAACGGAAAGGCCATAGGTATATACGGTGAAAGCTGTGAGCTGCTATATGCCAGCACAGAGGAGCAGCCACGCCCACGATCCGCCGTGTATGCGCCGGATCAGATTGTGCTGGTGCAAGATGATACTGTGGAGCACAAGGACCTGTTTGCGCTGTGGTTTGAGCAGCGGGAGCGCACAGATCGCAGCCGGTACTATGCGGTAACGGTCTATACTGCCACCCAATACCAGCAGTACGAAAGTACATCGCTGGATAAAGAAAACTATGTGTACAACCCGGTGGGTACGCCGGTGCCACACTTCTTTGATGAGGTGCCGGTGGTGTGTTATGAGAACAACGAGGAGAGACAAGGCGACTTTGAACAGGTGGCCAACCTGATAGACGCCCGCAATGCGCTGCTGTCCGATCGCCTGACGGACAAACGCAAGTTTGTCAATTCTATTTTGGCTGCCTACGGTGCGGTATTGCCGCCGGAGACAATGGCAGCCGCTAAACGGGATCACTTTGTGGATGGTATTCCACAGGACGCCCGGTTGGAATATGTGCAAAAGACCTTTGATGAGAATGCATTGAAGGTGCTGGACGATACGCTGGTATCGGATATTCATAAAATGACTTTAACCCCGGATATGACAGACCAGGCCTTTGCAGGCAACGCCAGTGGCGTGGCGCTGAAATTGAAGCTGCTGGCCTTGCACCTGCTTGTAAAAAGCAAAATGAGTGCCATGGAGGCGGGCTTAAAGAAACGCTGGAGATTATATAACAACTGGCTGGCCCATAACGGAATTGACCCGGTATCCGTGGACGATGTGGATATTGTGTTCACTGTGGCCCTGCCCATTGATGAGGCGCAGATCGTGCAGATGGTGTGCACCTTGAAGAATGCCGGACTGGTTGACGATCAGACGCTGCTGTCCCTGCTATGGTTCGTTAAGGACCCGGCGGAAGCTGTGGAGAACATGAAACAGCAAAAGCAGGAGAACCAGCAGCAGTATATGGACAGCTTTGCCGCCAAGGCGGAGGACAAAGCTGATGAAAAGGGACAGTCGGCAGATCAGGAACAGCAAGACAAAGAAAAGGACGCTTAACCTATGAAAGCAGCAGAGTATTGGAAAAGGCGAACGGTTGACCTGGAACACCTGCTGCAAGCGCGCACCACCGCTACGATGGTGGAGGTCAACCGTATGTACGCCCAGGGTGTAGAGCAGCTCAACGAGCAAATTGAGCGTATTCTCCGCCGGTATGTTAAAAACGGTCAGATCAGCCAGGCTTATGCCTTGCAGCTGCTGAGCGCAGGCCAAACCGCAGAGGAGCGCCAGCGTCTGCTGGAACAGCTACAACAGACTAAGGAACCACAGGCACGGCGTGAATTGATCGCTATGCTGGACGCTCCTGCGTATGCGGACCGTATCAGCCGATTGCAGGCTTTACAGAACGCTATTCGTGCGGAAGCCGTAGCCATGGGCGTGCGGGAGGAACGGCTGGCGAAAGCGCGACTGACAGATACACTCAAACAAGCATACTACCGCACTATATTTAACGACCAAAAGCGTAATGGTCTATATGACTTTCGCTTGATCAGTGACCGCCGTGTACAGGCCGCACTTACCCATAAGTGGAGCGGCAAAAACTATTCCGATCGTGTGTGGAAGAATAACGCCGCCTTTTGCAAGCGCTTGCAGCGCACGATTGAGGTGGGTTGTATGACGGGTATGACCCTGCACGATATGGAAGAGCGGTTGCTGGAGGACTGCATAGGTGCAGATAGCGACAGCGGGCAACGCTATTGCGCCAGCCGCCTGATCCGTACAGAGGTCAATCACTTCTCCAATCAGGGCTTTTTAGAGGGCTATAAAGCAGCAGGCATTACCCGGTATCGGTTTATGGCTACTTTGGATTTGCGCACCTCCGCCGTCTGCCGCCAGCTGGACGGCAAGACCTTTTTGGTGGAAGAGGCAAAAGCAGGCGAGAACCTGCCGCCTATGCACCCTTTCTGCCGCAGTATTACCGTGCCGGTGACCAATAACCGCACAGGCACCCGCTGGGCCAGGGACCCGGTGACAGGACAGTCTATGACCGTACCGGCAGATATGACTTATGCCCAGTGGTATGAAAAGTATGTGGAGAAGAGAGACCTGGGCTTGACTGAAGAGGAAGAATACGCAATCAACAGCTGGGTGTCCAGTGATTTTTACCCGATTAACGAGAAGCTGCGGCAGGGTATAGAGTTGACAAACGAGGAAAAAAAGGCTATAACTAACTTAGACCGTGCGCTTGAGAAGTTTCCCAGATACAACGGACCGGTCAAACGCTCTTTGGTTATATCCGATCCCACGGAGCTGCGGAAATTCACGAATACGCACGCAGTCGGTAACACGGTTGTTTGCGATGCGTACATAGCCACAACCTGCGGAAAGACCTATAACCCGGACGCAGAAGTGCAAATCTATATTCCGCAATGCAAAAATGGACGAGATATTCGATCTTTTAATGCAGGCGAGCAAGAGATATTGTATCCGCGTGGTAGTAGCTTTGTGGTATCCAAAGTTATTCAAAATGAGTCCATATTAAAAATCTTTTTACTGGAAAGGTAGTGAATAATGGTGAAAGAGAAGAAGTTGTTTACCGCCCCCAGATGGAATGATCCAGGCGGAGCAAGAGTGATAGGACACGAGGAAATCAGCGAAGAAGAAAGTAGAAGAATACTGCAAGAAGCCATTGACGAATTTTATGGCGGAAAATGTCCGGAGGAATGGCTGGACGCGATGAAGTAAGAGCGATACACATATCGAATCAAGCAGAGCTGCAATGCAGCCCTGCTCTTTTTATACCCATTTTCAGGCTATGCCTGTGGGATATATCATTTAACGAACCGGCAGCGTACGGTTTGGGAAAGGAGTCAGCAATGACAAAACACAATGCCGAGATGGAAAACAGCAGAGAACAGAGCCGGGTGTGCGCACGCCTGCCGCTGAACCTCCAGCTGTTTGCCGAAGATACCGGCGAAAATGGAGCAGACACCAACGCAGAGGGGGCAGCGGGCAGCACCGGCGCCGGTCTCTGTGATTGCCGCTATGGTGAAAAGAGCAGCTGACTGCATTTTGGTTTTTGCAAAGCGTTCATTTCCGTTGCCCGGATGATTGCTTGAAAACCGGGCTTTTCTGTTTGTCAGAGTATAAAATATTGTTGCTCCGTTATATGATGACGGATTTTGGCTGAAAATTGCATTTTTTCAAAAAAAGTTAGTGGTCGGTATTGACAAATATTACTCTTTTGTAGCATAATAGCTGAGAGGAGGAGTGAAAATGGTCATAGAAGAGACGCGGGATTTAGCTGAAACTGCGGATTGTGTAGTGATCGAAGCCATTTTAGTGGATGACGGATTGCGTTACAAACAGCTTTCCGTCGGCATCAAAGACGAAAACGGTGACATTATTCGTATCGTCCCCATTTCAACCGTTCTGATCTAGAAAGAAGCCGAGCAGTGTGAAACTGCTCGGCTTTCTTTTTGAATGATTCAAATGACGTTTGAGTGCTTTTCAATCATGGGTTGATAGCGCTTTATGAAGAGTAAAAAGGGGCGCTTGTCGGATAAACCGGCACGCATTTGTATGTCCGTTTTGCACTTGCCGGTATCCACGATCGGCTAGGGCTTGCCAACCGGTATGGTGTTGTGTATAATGAGAACACATGATGCGGCGCGGAGGTATGTTTATGAGAAAATCGTCGGTCGGGTCGGCTGTTTTGGGCCTTTTGGCGGTAACGGTGGCGTCCATTGGAGCGACAGGGGTACTGATGCTTTTGCCGTTTCCCAATGATCGGGCGTTATTTGGCTGCGCCGGTGCCATAACGGCGGTGCTGTATTTTGGCTACGGTCGATGGATCGGCAGCAGGCAGAGCACCAAGGTGGCAGGGCTTGTGATGATCCTGGCTGCCGCAGTGCAAGTGTTGTGGTTGGTGGTTCTTTACGGTGCAGTGCCGGAATGGCTCTTGGGGATCGCCGGGTGCGCGCTGCCTTTTGCGGCGCTCGTAGACGGCGGTACGGGCAGCAGAGAACTGCTGGCGCTGGTGCCGGCCTTTGGCAATGTGCTGTTTTTACTGCTGGGGGACTTGAGCCGACGGCGGTTGAAAAAGTGCAAATAGAAGTCATGATGAAAAAAGGAACCGCGGTGCCAAACTGCGGTTCCTTTTGTACATTGCGTTATTTGACGGTGAAGAAGCTGCCGTACTCCGGGTCGCTGCGCATGGAGTAGGTGTCGGTAGGACTGACGATAATATGATCCAGCAGCTGCACATGAATGGAACGCAGAATGGAAAGCAGACGAATGGTGAATTCCAGATCCTGCGCAGAGGGTTGGGCCTTGCCGCCGGGATGGTTGTGTGCCAGCATAACAGCGCTGGCGTTGTCTCGCAGAATATGTTCCATCAAAGTGCGCTGATCCACAGCGGCCAGGTTGACGCTGCCGCTGCCTACGGCGTGGGTTTGCAGGATTTTGGCACTGCCGTCCAGAGTGACCAAGTACACCTGCTCGGCGGTTTTGTCCCGTAACAGATTGGCAAAGTAGGCGCAGGACTGGGTGGCATCCGTCAGGTGCTTGACCGGTTTGTTTTGATTCTGATGGATCCGCCGGTTCAGATCCCGTACCAGCAGAATCTGTACGGCGGTCTGTTCGCCGACGCCCGGCACTTGTTGCAGATCTGCTGCGCCGGCGGCAAACACCTGCTCCAGTGAGCCAAAGCGGTTAATGAGCGCATAGGCAATGGGCTTTACATC